TCAAACATCTGCATGTTTTCAGGTGCAGTATTCGGAAACTTTAAACCGTGAATAGATTGTCCTACTTGACCACTTTGTCTTCTAAATATTTTTCCAGGATAGATAGACATATCTTGGCCCGGTACTAACATTGTTTCATCAACATCAAAGACTAAGTTACCTGCAAGTGCTAAGTTATCAATAGCCATTCTTGCATGACCGTTCATAATAGTCTGTGCATCATCCATATTCTCAGGTATACCCACACCAAAGAATTGATAGGGATTAATTTCATAAGGACATACCATAAAGGGATTTCTTGCAGGAGTAAATGGATTTAATACTAATCGTAATATTTGACCGTTAGATACCCAAGCGTTAATTTGTACTTCATCTAATTCACTAGAAATATCATCAGGCATTTCCATACCTGCTTCTTCTACTAATGTTTTATCAATTGTACCCCAATACTCTAATACTTCAAATCTATTTTTATTAAACTCTTCTTGATTTTCTCTGTCATAAAGAGCTGTCTCATAGCTTCGTGTTTCGTAGTTTGGTCCACCTGATAGTAATTCTTTGATAGCAGACTTTCTAAAGAAAGGTCTGTTCATTAAGTCTCTTACCTGTGAACGTGTATAGACATGTCGTTGAATAACATAATCTGCATCATCAATGGTAATGGCATCAGGGTCAGGATATAAATCCCAACAACTAACTGCTTCTACTCTCGGGACTAACTTTGATTTAGGTTGATATACTCTCTCCCCATTATCATCTAATACCCATTGATGAACTGCTTGTTCATAGTTAAAAGGTCCTTTAAGAACACCTGTACCTAGTAAACACATTTCAAATAATACATGTCGCATTACTGAAATAGCATGTGTTTCTTCTAATTGGTCATGGATTAACTTTTCCATGTTTCTTGCGGCTTCCTCTGCAGGTTCAATCTGAGGCATTGTTTTTAAATCAGGTGCAGGACCTTCTTCAAAACCTGCCTTACCATACTTCTTTGTCAATCCATTAAGGATATCATTAGCAGTAGAACCTGGAGTTATTTCTCTACCATCACCCTCAAAACCATAGATGTCATCCATTCTTTGGTCTTGTTGTTGCATGTTCTCAGGTTTTAAGTGAGCATACTTAGCAACACCTGTTGGGTCAGTAGTAGGAAATATACCAATAGGAAATTTACCCTGTGAGAATAAAACTTCTATTAGTTGTCCATATGCAGCAAGAACTTTGGTCTTTGTTACTTTAACAAATACCTTAGATTTTTCTGAATCTCTAAATGCCATATCAGAACCATAGATACCTCTATAGTTTCTATAGGAACGAAGCCAACGTTTTTCATCGTAAAGACGTGCTTGTTCTGATTCTTTAAGGCGAGATTCAATAATACTACCTAAGTTATCAAAGGCAGTATCTCTTTCTTCTGATAAAGATTTTACCTCATCAGATTCAGAGTTCAGGCCACTCGTTATTGGTTGTGGCATATGTACCTCTTAGTAATCTTTCTCGTCAGCCATTTTAAATACTTTACCGTCAACGCCTGACTTTGACTTACCTTTTGGGTAAGAAACATCATATTGACCAGCATCGTATCCATCAGGAAGAGCAACGTCTTTTTTTATTACGTTCTTATCTGCAGTCTTAGGGGATTTAGCATCTTTGCCATAACCCATATTATCTTCAGGTAAGTCTCCCATTTTGTATGTTTTCATGATTGCCATTTTATTTTTCTCCTTTTAAGTTTTTCTGTATGTAAGGTAGTAACCAAGGGTTATCTACTAATACAGTCGTTAGTCCATTTGCAAGAGTATTGCAAATCTTTTCTTCTTCCTTGTCATCTAGTTCTATTCCCCACTGATATACAATTGCATGAAAGATTTCATGTATTAAGGTGTTCGTATGAGAAATAGAATCTTCATCGGAAGATAATGCGATTACTCCATCGGTAGCTAGAAACTGTCCATTTATTTCATTGCACTTTGAAATGATAGAGTCTAAATTTTTAATCTTGTAATTTCTATATCCTATTTTAATTTCTTTTGCCATTAGTATCCAAAAACTTTATCTGCGGGTTTAAAATCAACTGTCTGTCCTACTCGATAATTATTTGTTCTTGTTGCAGGATGCATCGGTCTACTCATACATCCATATCGTAGAGCATCGTAAGCATGGTCTTCAGCATGAGTATTAACATCCTCAGGGTTATTTTTATCAACAGGTAACATGGGTAATGTTCTAATTAAGTTTACGCAGTTTTCAAAAAAGAACATTGTTGGATATCCTGTTGTTTCATCTGGTCGTAATCTTTTATGTAATTCTAGTTTACCTGCGACTCTACTCTTTGGACTTCTATCCGAAGGTCTCCAACGACATCCCTCTTGAATCATCGTCTCTGCAATACTTGGACCTATATCTCCTCGTCTTGCCCATGTCGAACTATCGAGTACACCATATCGAATGTATTCCCCTTGTTCTGCTTCTAAAACTTTTCTAGCAAAAATATCTGCTGTAATCTTTTGTGTGTATAGTTCTCGATAAACAAATATATTATTATCAAAGTCTATTGCAAACCATAAACAACAGGCAGGTGAACTATAACCCCAGTCAGCAGCTCTGAATCTCATCCAGTTTCTTGGAATGTCAAATGGTTTAACAACATGTATTTCTTTGTTAAACTCTGGAAAAGATGAATCTTCAAATGCTTCCCAATTACCCTCTAAGAATTGTTTTCTTTGGACTTCAGGTAATGATGCCAACATTGCATAATAATCATCTGTTTGCATCAAGTAAGGATTATCTTGTAGCTTGGCAGGTATATATCTTCTTGTAATTTTTTTAATACCTACAGGAGTTTTAATTTCTATTTCAAACTTTGTATTCGCAGGGGCAGGGTCAACAAACATTTCTTTTACCCACTGTGAGCCTACATTTCCTGGGTTGCCTGTTGCTCTCATATAAACAGGAATCTCAGGGTCGACACTTCGTAAAGATGAACGTAAGAAATTATAAATATCTTCATTCGGATATTGAGGTAACTCATCAATTCCAATCCAAGTGTATGACTGACCTTGATATCGTAGAACGTCTGTTAAGTTTTCAGCGTAACCAAATTCGATTCTTGCACCTGAAGGAAACTTCCATTCTTTTTCTTGCTCTCTCCATTTAGCACCAGGATAGGCTTTAGGGTACAGTTGTTGAGAGTGATTAATTAAATCTCTTAGTTCAGGCATTGTCCGTCTAATTAACAATGCTCGGTGTTTTTGTTTGTGACAATACCGTAGAGGGTCAACCAACATAGCATAAGACTTTCCGCCCCCTCTCGCACCACCATAAAACACTTCTCGTTCACTGGATGCTAAAAACTCTGTTTGTGGTCCTTCGTTTGGCTCAAAGATAACTTCTTTATCTTTTAGTGCAGCTTGGATATTCGGTGAAGCCTCATCAATTTTATCTTCTTCGATAATTTGCTTCTTGCCATCAAACACTTGGTCAAGTTCTTTAAGTCTGTTCTTGGTGGCCCAAAAGTTTTTTTGTGCCTTTTCAAGTTCTTTCTTCTTTTCACGAAGCATGTCTTGGGCAGACTTTCGAGCCTTCTTCTCTTTGACTGTAAGAGGAGCATTAAGGCTAGTTCTTCGTTTTCTACCAAGTTGTTTAGGTTTAGGTTCGTCTACCACCCTTTGTGTATTACCCTTTTTAAAACTTCTCGTAATCCCATTCCTGTTATTTTTCTACCTGTATGATGAGATAACCATTCTGCTGTTTCTTTATATGTGCAATTGTTTTCTATAAAACCTTTTGCCTTTTCAATTAATTCCATATGTTCAGGAATTTGAATAAGAACTTTATCGTCTTCTTCTGAAACTTTATAACCGAGGGGTACTACTCTACCTTTTCTTTCTCTAGTAATAGGTTTTTCTTCATCCATTGTCTTTGGGGGGTAAGATGAAGATTCCGTGTGCGACTTTTGCATTAATATCTACCTTTTCTCTTTTTGCTAGTCCTACTCTATCTAAGATTTGTTTGGCCGCTTCCATTCTTATGGATGCCCCAGGAGTTGAACCATCTTCTTGTAAAGCATTAATCATTCCCATACTGGCTCTTGGTGCAAAGGCCGCTAAGAGTTTTTCTGCTCTATCAATAATTTCATCCTTTAAAGATTTTAAAGGTGTATGATAATCAGCATATCCTGCAATTTCACCTGCTACTTTAGGGTCACCTTGTGCTTCACCAAACAAAGCATCTAAAAAAGTTTGTTGCTTATCCGTTAGTGCAACATCATTCTTATCATTATCAGGAACTAACATTTCTAATTTTCTGTAGAGTCTTTTCTCTTTTTTCTTGTTGCCATTCAGGTGATTTTCTAATCCCTACAGATTCTTCTGCTTGGGCTTCTTTCATTCCCTTTCTAGCACTGTCGAGAATTTGGTCTCGTTTTTTATATTCACTTCTAGCAATAAAGGAAAGGTTGGGTGCAGTTATCACCATCTCTACATTTTTACTTCGTAGTGGCTTTGTTCTATCTTCATATGATAGATACTCATCCCAAACCTCTCCCGTTTTTTTATTCCTAAAAGAATAAATTGGCATCTATTTTATTTTTACCTTTTGGGGTTTCTTATCTTCTGGGATATTTTTTTCCAAGATAATGGATAAGATACCATTCTTCATCTCAGCAGATTTAGATTCTGTAAACTCTGCGAGTGTAAAAGATTTAGAAAACTTTCGAGAAGATATTCCTTTGTAAACATATTCATTATCTTCTGATTTAAGTTCTCCATTAATAGTCATCATATTATCCTTGACTTCAATTTCAATATCATCTTTACTGAATCCTGCTAGAGCTAATTCAATACTCCATTTATTGTCATCAAGTTTCTTGATATTATAATGTGGATATCCTTTAACATCTCCTGTAATTGAATCTAGGGAGTTAAAGAATGAATCAAACCCAATAGTATAGGGCATGTATTTATCTAGTGTAAAAGTCATGTTATACCTCCTTGCTTTAAGCTAGATATAGTTATCTTACTGTGTAAGATTTTAATGACCCATAAGGCATCATTAAACTTTTAAAACTTTTTTAACCTTGTCTAAAATAGAATCTTCTTTTTGTTCTTCTACCTTAACTTCTTCTACAACAGGCTCAACAATTTTCTTTTCTATTGGCTTTGGTTGTTCACCAATAATCATTGACTTTAATTGTCCAGACTCTACTCGTTGATAGAATAATTTTTTACCACGGCCATTGCCATGTCTTCTAATAAATTCTGCTAAAGTTCTTTTGCCTAGTCCTGATAGTCTCATTATTTTTTCTTAACTCCCTTGATTACACCTTTATTCATTGATGCATAAAAAACTTGTTTACCTTTTTCTTTACCATAAGTTTTTACCATGGCCTTTTTAATCTTTGTTCCTTTTTTACTAAGTGGCATATTTTTAAAAATCTAACTTTAATCCGAAAGAAACTTTATTCTTATCAGCTTCTAATTCTGTTTTTAAATTATTCTTAAA